ACCTTCGGGAGTTTCATACTTATTCTTCCCAATAGCCGTGGCCGCGTCTGACGCCGTGAGCATATTGCCACGAAGAGCGAGCCATTCTTCACTCTTTTGAGCTGCGTATTCCCGTTCGATAACAGCCTTGACGTTGGGGTGCATATTAATTATCTATACGACCTATCTTTTAAACCCCTGGATATGGCATCGGTGGAAGAGGTGGTGGCCGCGGTGGAGGAGGAGGGTAGAAGAACGATCTCGCTGCATTTTGTTCGGCTTGCTTTTTACTCTTCGCCTGTCCGCGCCCGATAAACGCACCATTCACGAATACATCAACCGTAAAAATTCCATTATCTTGATTAAATATCTTATAATCTGGTAAATTTAAGTTGTTTGATTGACAGTATCGCATGAGGTGATCCTTGAAATTGTCGTCTACCATTATGAGATTCATATCGACGAGTTCTGGGTTTTCATATATCGAAAGAATGAACTGTTTTGCGTGAATCAGACCCAAATCCATATAGATAGCACCCACGAGCGCCTCGAATACATCCTCTAATATTTTTGGGTTGTTATTCCATCCATTACGCATTCCTTTCTCATCCATGAGAACCCAATTATGAAGACCCAATTTTAAAGCTATATTAGCGAGCGTTTCTCCGCGGACGAGCTTCGTTCTCGCTTTCGTAAGAAATCCTTCTTGTTTACTTTCGTGTCTATCAAATAGAAATTTTGTGATTATAAATCCTAATACCGAATCACCCATAAATTCAAGCGTTTCAAACGACTCTGTAAGGCCATCATATTCTTTGAGTGCTGATTTATGGGTAAATGCTTTTTGATACAAAGATAGGTTTTTGATCTTTGTACCAACAAGTTGTTCAATTTGTTGGTGTTCAACGAACATTTATTATGTTATGATTTATTTTTTTAAGCCTTCACGTAATGCGGAGAAAGGAAACGCTGAAGGTTAAGGAAGGTCACTTGGACATCGCCCGGGTTGAGGAGGGCGCGAAGCTTTTCGTCCATAATCAAAACGCGACCATTCTCCGGGTGCTTGAGGCCATTTTCGGTGATGTACTTCGTGATCTTCTTAGTGACTTCACTGCGAGAAATCATTTCACCTTCCGGCAAACCGAGGAAGCCTCGGAGTTCTGGGGTGATGTTTTGCTTACGGTTGAAGCCGTTGTTCGCTGCACGCGCGGCAGCCTTGGAGCCGTCCGGATCGTCTTGTTTCGCCTTGACCTTGCGGACAAGCTTCGTCAAAGACTTGACTTCGGCGCGGAGGGCGGTGATTTCAGTGAGAACAGTTTCGAGAGACATCTTATATCTTTGCTGTGCGCGTCATCTTTAAGTCTCATTATCGTGTCACCAATGATAGGGTACTAGTTATTACCAATCCCAATAGGACGACTAGAATAATTTTTATATACGCTGGGATGTCTATTTGAAAGTGTGTGAATATGTTATCGGTAACACGAAACGGTTGTCGCGGTCTGACACCTTTACACTGTCCAGGGCATCCACCACTACAGCAACCCGGTGCACAAGGTATAATTTTATCACCACGGCGCGTTGCGCATATTTGGTTTTCAAAAGGTCTCGATTCGCTCTCAGTGGCATAACACCTACATTCATCGATGATATCACATTTCAAGTCCGAACAGTCCATTTTTATATGTGTACATAATTATATGGATCAGAACGTCTACTCTGAGGCTGTCATCAATAGGTTCATCAAGAAGAATCTATTTTTTGGTGACGCTACATTGGAAAGATACTACATAAACGACGACGTAACTTCATTTAGAAAACGCGTACATCGTCTTTATAAGAACCAGTCATTTGAAAAGATTGTTTATGCGTTGGTGACTGACTCAGTTCGTGATATTATATATCAAATCATAGGCGAACTTTCAGAATTCTTGTATAAGTCGGGTGACCTCGTGATATCCGGAGGTGAGGCGTTCAATTTTTACATGGAACGTAAGGATAGGTTGATCACGAGTGATATAGACACCAAGTTTGTACCCAAATTTAAATACGACAATAAATACTTTGGGAAACTTCAAGCGGTCAAACTTTTGCTATGGGACAAACTCGGAGAAATAGCTACTCGATATGACAAAAAAATTCGGGCGCGTTTCCAGGCGAAGACGAAGATCGCCAAGTTTGTCGGTCTTGGATTTTCAGAGAAAGGTCCTCATGTGAAGCGGCGTTATTCTCTCATCAAAAAGAAGAAATCTGGGAATGGTCCGGAGCCTTCGAAGGGTGATGTCTTCATAGATGTTGAATTATTCGCACTCGATTTGAAGATTCGATATTATTCATGTGCATCTGGTAAGATTATCGATACAAACATAGGTGGTATCCTGGATATACCACTCATGCGTCCAGGTGAATTTGGATACGAGGTTGTTGAATCCAAGAAAAAAGGTGTTACGTATACGAATAAGGTGACAGGATCTATCGTCAAAGATGATCGTATATTTGTTGCGGGTAGGCGATTCTTGATCGATGACGTGTTTCTGATGCATAAACTAGGACTTCGTCCAGAAAAGAAAGAAAAGGATCGGCAGCGAATGATTAAAATGGCGAAAATCATCACCAAGCAAGTGAACTTCGACTCTAGCGACTCGATGCAAAGTGTGTATGACCGAGTTCACAAAGTAAAGATGACACCACTGAAACGCCGTAAAACTGATGGCATCGTGAGCATCGCCGATGCGATGAAGATAAATCCCCGAAAATACGAGGCATACACGACACCACCCGATGAGAAGCGCATCGCCAAACAATTTGTATACGGTCTCAAGGCTTCGACACCAACCATGCGCGTTCAAGGTTTTGCGAAGACGTACGGAAACCAACGATTTAATCTCAACAATCAATTATGGGTACGAAATAAGTCTTCTAATTACGTAAAAAATGAGTATAACTTCAGACCGACAGAACTCAATACTATACCAGAACAACTTCAAATAAAGAAAACGTTGTATGGCTACAGGCCGATACGAGATAAATGGATACCGGATACTCTCGTTAAGAAGGCGGCCCAAATTCCGTTCGTTGGTTTAAAGAAATAGATCATTATGCATACATAATGATTTACGACAATCCCCTCAAGGATGATGAAGGTTTTTACTTCGTGAAGGCTCTCAGAGACGATAAGAAAAAGTATTTCGTCCAGCTGAATAAGGTCAGGGTTGTTAGTGTTGAAGATAAGGAAGTCGCGTTCGATCTCGCCAATGATGCTAACCTTTCGCGGATTCAGGCTGTCGATACGGAAAACCTCCAGGCTGCGGTTGAAAACTCGGAAGCCTGGTTTGGTAAGGCACTCACGGAAGATACATTGACATCTGCGTACACCCCAAGTGTGATCAACAACCAAGTCACAGCCGATCGTATCGGAGTCACTAAAGTTTTTACAGCAGAACAAGAACTCGTCGATTTCGATGCTCTCACGGCATCGTCAGTGTGCACCGTTCTTCTTGAGTTTGCCGGATTGTGGTTCGCGAAGAAGGCGTATGGTCCAGTATGGAATATTGTTCAGGTGAAGGTCACCCCACCCCCTCCGGAAAATCTTGAAGTCTACCCAGAAGACTATGCTATCGAAGATGAGGAGTAAAAAAAAATTGTTCATTACATATAAAAGATGAAGGGTCAACTGTTGAAGCGAGTTATCATGGTTGCGGTGATTGCCGCTCTCGTGTATTTGCTCTTTAACATGAATAATAAGAAGTCCAGCTACAGCATTGAAGAATCTATGTATGCGCCGAGTGGTTTTGATGGTGTCGCCGCACCGAGCTCTTGCGCCATGAAGGCGGGTACGGGTCTCGCCTCCTCCTTGCTTCCGCGGGAAGTTGCCTCCCAGGAGGACTTTGGTCAATTCGCACCGGAGGATATCCTCAAGGGTCAAAACTTCCTCGACCCACGCCAACAAGTTGGCATGCCAGAAACGACAGGTGGCAGTCTCCGCAATGCCAACCAACAAATCCGTGCGGATCCGCCAAACCCTAAATCGGCCTTTGTGTGGAATAACTCCACGATTGCGCCGGATTTGATGCAACGATCCCTTTGCGCTTAAGCTTAAAGATTAGAATTTAACATAGTTTAATATGTCTAGCGTTTCAAGTGAACTCTCCAACAGCGTTTCTAAGCTTGTTGAACTCACTAAACAATTGTCTGAAGCGAAAGCTGATATCAAAATCCTCTCACAGGAAGAGAAAAGACTCAAAGAGTCAGTGAAAAAGCATATGCTTGATCAGGGTATTGATACCATTAACCTCAGAAAAGGTAAAATTAGTATACGTAAGTCGGTTCGAAAAGCTGGTGTTAATAAGGAAAGTGTGAGAGAAGGACTCTCGAAATTCTTTGGTGGTGACGAGGTCAAGGTCGAGGGTGCTATCAACGCGATTCAGGATAACCTTAAGGTCAAGGAGAGTACAACGATCTCATTAACCGGCATTAAAGATAAGCCACCAAAGGAAGATAAGTAAAAATGGTATGGAGTCAGTACATTGAAGATGGTAACTATGATCTCGACGTTGATTTAGATGAAAACGGCGAGATCATCGAAGATGAAGACGCGCACATGACTATTCATGACTGGGAAGTGAAATATTCAGATGAACTATGGGAAATGTGGGACATGTTGAAGCAATTGCTATGTGATGCCTTTCTCGAACGGACATTGCTCGAAAATGCAAATTTTACAGAATTTGCTGCGTTTTGTTACACAGACCACGTCGAAGAACCACGGTATTTGTATTTCCCAAGCATGCCGCATTTGAGGTATATATGGATGAAATTACTCCAGTACGTGAAAGATGTAAAGTTACAGGATGTGATTTTACGAAATGCAACATTTGATCATTTTGTTGATTTCGTAGCCGAATTCACTCCACAAAATAATATGCGATTATATTAAATCATGATCGCGGACATCACCACCAAGAAGGTTGCAATCCCCGTGTCTCTTTTCATCGCCCTCAGCCCAGGTCTTCTCTTGACCACGAACGGTAAGAGTCTCAAGTTCAGAAATGGTTCCACTAATCAGACTGCCATCCTTTTTCACGCACTCGTGTTCTTCCTCGTGTATGCCATCATCGCGAAGGCGCTCGGCATCGTGTTGACGCGCACCGACTTGTTGGTGACGACTGCGCTCTTTGTTATTCTCAGCCCGGGCCTTTTATTGACATTGCCACCTGGATCTGCCGGTATCTTCCGTTCGGGTCAAACTAGCATCGCGTCCGTTCTTTCGCACGCGGTTGTGTATTCTTTGATATTTGCGTTTCTTCGCAAGCAATTTCCTCAGTTCTACTAATAGAAGACGATGAAATATCTCGTGATCGGACCAGGTGCGATGGGTATTTACTCCTTCATCGGGTCCCTCAAGGGGTTAGAAGGCGAACTTCATGAAATAGAGCAAATAGCCGGTGCTTCGGCTGGTGCTATTTTAGCTTTATTTTTGGGACTGGGGATGTCTATAGATAGCATTCTTGATGCTTCTTTATCAGTAGATATCTCCGAATTTGTTAAAATAAACATTACAAGCTTCTTTAACAAATTTGGTTTCGTGGACACGGCATCTATACGTAAAAAATTAGTAGAAATATGTGGCTGCGATCCAACGTTTAAACAATTGAAGAAGAAAGTGTACATCGCAGCCTTTTGTGTAAACACGTGCAAGACGGTGTATTTTTCTATCGACACACACCCAAAAATGAAAGTTTTAGATGCTGTGTGTATGAGTATAGCGATACCTATGGTATTCAACGCCACAAAATATAAAGGTCTCACATACGTCGACGGTGGTACGGTGGAGGATTGTCCGTTCGTTCCGTTTATGGATAAGAAGCCACACGAAATTACGTGCATCACAGTCAGGATGGAACGTGACGTATTTAAGGATATAAACAACCCCAAACAGTTTTTGGAAGCGATAATTAGATCCGTTTTACGTAATCGAATCAAATATAATGTAAAAAATGTAAGAATGATCGATATATGTGTAGGGGATGTGAATATATTTGATTTTGGTTTATCATACGAAGATAAGTTACGTTTGTTCGCGGTTGGTAGTTCTTATGTGTCTTAATTTTTTTGTGGCGTAATATTAAACTACATGGATGGATGCATGTGATCCAGGAATGAACATTGACGATTTAAGACAATTGATAAAGTCTAATATTGGTAAGGATATAAATCTTACGCGTAAACAGATTTGCGACGCGTATACCAATATCCAGGATAAGGATCTTCCGCTTCCACCATTAGTATTGACACGCGACCGTCGAGTCATGGTGGATGGGAAATCACCACTAAAAGCTCGTGATTTTGAAACGTTATTTAAAACCGCTTCAAAGCTCGCGGACATAAAGAAACTGGCGAAGAAGATGGGTGTGATTGGATTACAAGAAATGACGAAAGGTGATCTCGTCTCTGCGATTAAGGACCGACTCCGATCGAGTAAGATTCGAGAACCTATAATTTTGGCGAGACGGCGAATCACTTCAAAGCCCTTTGTGAATGACTCGAATTTCATTACGAACACAAACAATCGTACGAATGAGAATTTCACCGCGAATGCAAACAAGAATTTCGGGAACAACGCGAACGTGGACGTGAACGCGAGTGTCAACGCGAACGCGAACAGGAATGTGAGTGTGAACGCGAACAACCGTCCACGACAATCGATTAACGAGACGACGTCCGTTTCGATGCCAAGCAAGTTGAGTTTTGGTCCGACCAAAGACATAGTCACCAGATCAAGACCCATAAACACGACCAGAAGACCATACTATCCGAATGTTAATGGTGGTGGTAGTGGATGGTTTTCCAAGGGTGAGGTTAAACCGACCACGCGTGTGAGTATTCCTTCTAAAATGAACATCAAAAAACCAGTGGGGATGAACACGACACAGAAAAAGAACACTCCCCCACCGGTGCCCAAGAACAACGTGCCCAAGAACAACGTGCCCAAGAACAACGTGCCCAAGAACAACGTGCCCAAGAACAACGTGCCACCAGTTCCCCCGGCTCCCCCAGTTCCTCCGAGACCCGTCGGGCCCCCTTCGGCATCTAATCTTCAAACAGCCAAGAAGAAAATGGAAATCAAGGCGTATCTGAAAAATAAGAACGCCACAAATGCCGAGAAGGTCGAGATTCTAAATTCAATCAACACGACAACGAACGTCGAAAACTTGAAACGAAAGATCAATAATCGTTTCCGAGTGAAGTCTGTTGAATTGAAAAACTATTTGCAAAGTGTGAATGAACTCAGCAACGCGGATAAAGAATTGTTACTCTTGAACAATTCAATAAAGAATATCAATGAAATGAGATCCGCCGTTAACGCGTTGATCACCAAGCGTAAGAGCGAAAAGAGCGACGCATCTAAGCAAGAATTGATTGAGTTTTTAAATGGTCTTGTCATAAATAAAGCTGACAAAAACAGGATTCTCGCAAAGTTCAATAATGAGAATGTATCGGTTAATATTTTAAAGAAAGAGGCTCAAAACATTCAAACCGCCTTAAATAGCAACAAGAAGATCGCGACCAAGAATGGTCTCATGACGTTCTTGAACTCGACATCTCTTAATCAAGTGGATAAGAATGCATTGTTACAAAAGCTAAACAATGGTGTTGATATAGTGTCTATTCAAGAGGAAGCGAAAAAATTGAACACATCCAGAAAAATAGAACGCACCGAAAAGAAGAAGGAAGAACTTCGACGATTTCTCGGTGACATACAACTTAATAACATAGAAAAGACGAGATACATAAATTCCGTCAATAATGCCACGAATTTAAATACATTGAAAAACGAAATACGGAAATTAAGTAACGTGTCAGTGAATCAAAAGAAAAAATTGAACCGACAAGATCTTAATGGATATGTGAATGCACTCGGTCTCACTCCCGAGGAAAAGAAGGATATCATGAATAAGTTCAACAGTAATGCTTCGAATGTTGATGCCCTCAAGCGAGAAGCGAATGCCATCCGAAATGATAAAAAGTCCAAAAAGCGCCTTCAACTAACAAACATGTTAAACAAGACAAACCTTAATCAAACAACGAAGAACACACTATTGAGTAAGTTTAACAGTGATACCGCAAATGTTGAAAATCTTCGTCTCGAGATCAATAAATTGGTTCAACTAAAGGCGAATACCAACAAATCACAACGTCGACAAGAATTGGAAAATTACATGAGAAACACGGATTTATCCAATGTAAATAAAAATCAGTTCATAACAGAATTAAATACAGGAAATACGAATCTTAATACTATAAAAAGAAAGATAAACAATCTTTTAGAACAGCGAATCAGCAATAAGAAAAACGCAAATCGATCTGAACTTATCGCATATCTGAATACGTTAACACTCCCTGAGCCAAATAAGAATGAAATAATCGCCAAGTTTGGTAATGGTCTTTCCATATCGAACGCGAAGAACGCCGCGAAGACATTGGAAACACAACGCAAAGGTGAAAAGTTTACAGCGAACCGCGAAACTCTTTCAGAATATATTCGCGGCCTCCGAGTCAATGGACAACAGGTACTCAGTGATTTCGACACTGGTGCTTTATCACTAAACAATGCGAAGAAGCGCGTCGATGTCTTGGCTAACTCGAGGCGCGTCGATAAACTCAATGCGAATAGGAAGATTCTCGAAAATCAAATGAAGAATCTCGAACTCACCAATGAAGAACGGCAGATACTCGTCGGAAATCTTACAGACGAGAAGAAGACATTAAACATGCTCCTTGTCAATGCGAAGAATTTACACAACGCGACCGTTCAGCGCCGTAAAAATGAAAACCGAGCCCGAATTAAGAATACCATTAATAAGATGAACTTGACGAACGTCAATAAACAAGACTTAATGCGTCGATACAATAACGGAAATACAAACATTGAACAAGCCGCGAAGAATTTGATGAAGCAACGCAATGACGAAAAATTTAAAAACCTCACGAACAAAATGCGAACGTATCTCAACACGTTAGAACTTTCCAATGAAAATAAGCAAACATTGTTAGCGAAAGTGACTTCCATAAACGCAAATACGAATGCAATTCGCAACGAAGCGAAACAACTCGAACAGAAGCGAAAGATTAATTTGCGAAATACAGAAAGAAATACACTCGTAAAATACCTGAAAAACAAGGGTCTCGCACAGAACGATACGAACTCTATTCTCAATCGTTTTGATAAGTCTAACGTGGGTCTCAATACCCTTCGTAAAAACGCAAACGAACTCGCCGAAACGCGAAAGAGTGAGCGTCTCGTGCTCAATAAAGACACGCTCATCGAGCACATGAAGAAACTGGGATTGCCCAATTCTAATCAGACCCTGCTATTGACAAAGTTGAATTCGCCATACATTAACATTGAACAAATCATAAACGAAGCGACCGATTTATCACTGAAACGCGCAGAAGAAAAGCGAGTCGCGAATAGAACAGAGTTGAACAAATACGTTCAATCTCTCAATCTGATGAATGACGACAAGAAATACATATTGAAATCTTTCGATGATGAGACTGCGAACGTTGAATTTCTGAAGAATAAAGCGAGAGAATTAGTCGATACACGTGCACAAGAAAAAATTACCGCACTCACCAATAAATTCAAACAATACGTGAATACAGTACCCCTCAACCAAAACAATAAAAATACATTGATGCGAAATTTCTCGGCAAACGTCAATAAGAATGTCAACGTGTGGACGAAGAAGGCGAACACACTCTTGAATACGAGAAAGAGTGAATCAAAGGCGGCGAATCGTAAACAACTCAATAATTTCATGTCTACGCTCAATATTCCAAACACGAACAAGATTGCCATTCTTGAAAACTTCGACAAGAATATTGGCACGCTTAATTCTCTGAGAAACCGAGCTCAAAACGCCGCGAACACCGTGGTAAAGGCTAAGATAGCAAAGCGCCGCGAAGAATTCATAGGATTCGTTAATAATCTCGGTCTCCGAGGTCAAGACAGAAATGGTTTACTTGCTAAGTTCAACGCAACACCAAACAACATGAACACATTAAAGAACGAAGCCGCACAATTAGCAAACTCCATAAAGAGGGCGAAAAAGAATGCGAATATGGCAAACCTGAATGCGTATATAAGCAGAAGTGGTGTAAACAACACAGACAGAAATAAACTTATTTCAAACTTTTCACAAAGCAATATAAGTCTTGAAAATATGAAGTTAAAGGTCAATCAAACGATAAAGAATAGAATTGCAGAAAAGCGCGTTGAATTTTCCAAGTTTTTGGGTACATTAGAACTTTCGAATGCTAATAAGAATACCGTTTTGAAAAAATTCGACGAAGATAGTTCAAACATTGGTAAGCTTCAGGAAAATGCAACGAGTCTTGTCAATCAACGTATTCGCGAGAAGAGAACAGCGAATAGAAATGCACTCTCTAACTATGTCAAGACATTGAACTTGAAGAATGAAGACAAAAATGCGATACTCGCAGAGTTTAATAATTCGAGCGCCGAATTAATGGTCATGCGCACAAAGGCGAATGATTTGGTCACGCAACGCAAAGGGGAACGAATAAATGCAGCAAAAAGCGAATTGAATTCGTATCTCAATTCTCTCGGACTCGTCGGTGAGGATAAGAATAGCGTGATGCGTAAGTTCAACGCGAATTCCGGTAACATCTCCACGCTCAGAAATGAAGCAACGAAATTGGCAAACAGACGCAAACTCGAGGCGACGCGAGCAAAGCGTAAGGAACTCACAAATCTTTTGAATACATTGAATGTGTCAAATAAGGACAAGGAAGAACTCCTCAAGAAGTTCAACGCTGAAGCGAACTCACTTAATGCGATTAAACAAGAAGCGATGAATCTCAATAAATTGGCGAAGAATAAGGCTGTGGCGATCGCCAATCTCCGACAACATCTCAATGCGTTGTCACTGAATGGCTCGGTGAAGAATTCATTGATTTCCAAGTTGAATAACGGAAGCGCCACACTCAACGCCGTGAAGGCTGAAGCCACGAACATTGACATGAAATATCGGGCGGAAATCACAAATAAGAAGAAGGATGAGCTTCGCAAGTTTATGGAAAACAAGAATCTTATGAACACGAATCGTAATTCGTTCATTAATCGAGTCACCAATGAAAGTACAAACATCGAACCAATCAAACGAGAAATCATCGAACTCAATAAGGTCATCAAGCAAAAGAAACAAAATGAAGCAAATAAGATTGCAAAGTTTAATGCGTACCTCAATTCTCTAAACTTAAACGAGGATGAAAAAGCCGAGTTTAAGAACAAGCTTTCCTCTGAAAATGCAAACGTCAACGCCATCAAAGCTCAAGCTATGGCGAAGAGTAATGAGAAAAGGCTCGAAAAGCATCTCATGGGACTCAAACACTTGAGTGGAAAAGACATGGCGATGTTTGCTAACAAACTCAAGTCTAACCTGGGTGCATACAATACCATCATGAAACAGTCATCGGATCTCAACGCTAAAATTAAGTCTGAAAAGGATGCACTCAAAAAGTCACTCGAAAATACAAATCTCAATAAATCACAAAAGATTGCATACATTAAACAACTTAACCAGAATCACACGAATGTTGAGCCGATAAAGGCAATCGTCGAAAAGAACATCGCAAATAAAAAAGAAAAGAAGATACAATTGATCAAAAATACGGCATCTAAATTACAATCGATGACCAATCTCGAACGCAACAACCGCAAGGAATTCATGAATCGTCTGAATAAGGGTAACAATGTGAATAAGATTTTGAAAAACGCCAATATTCGCGCAAAGGAACGCAAGAGTGAAGCAAATATCAGAAAAGTTCAGAATAGGATTCCGAACAATGTCGATCCCACAAAGAAGAAGTATATCGTGGACGAATACCTGAGAGGTGCATCGGAAAATGCCATCACATCAATGATCAATGATGCCGCCCTCGACAAGTTTCGCGCACCACTTAAGCAAAAGATTGTCGATAAAATCCCGGGGCGATTCGGTGTGTTTCGTCGTGGATGGGAAAGTCTCGTGACGAGTGCAAAAACGAAGGAAGACCTCGACTCAATCGAAAAACTTCTAGACGAAAAGACATCGCTCCGTGAACAAATCGAAGCATCAAACATCACAGATAACGAAAAACAGGGTCATATCAAGTGGGTCATGCAACACAAGAATGACATCACCAAGCGTCGCAAAGAATTTGAAGGTCATTTGAACGCCCGGCGGCGCGCAAAAAACCAACTCAAGAAGAACACCGCGAGTAATTTACAAAGTCTCACCACACTCGAAAAAGTAAACAGAACAGCGTTTATGAATCGTTTGAATAAGGGCGAAGATCCGAAGAAGATCGTCGCAAACGCGACAAAGATGAACTCAAACCGAAAGGTGGCAAAACTCGAAGCCGAAACAAAGGAGCGGGCGCGCCAAAAACAAATCAAACTTCTAAAAAATACAGCGAAATATCTCCAAAATCTCAAGGGTCTCGAACGATCGAATAGAAAAGAGTTCATGAATCGTCTGAATAGAGGTGAGGACCCAGCGAAGGTGTTCAATAACGCACAAAAGAAAAACAAAGCTACGCGTGAGTTTTCATTTGACAAAAAGCCCAAGAACCAGCTAAAACCGACGAGATTTGGTACAAATGCAAACAATGCGAAAAGACAGATACGCAGTTTCAAGCGAATGGGTCTCAAGAGTCAAAACAAATACATCACCCGAATCAACGCTGGTGAGAACGCTGTGAAGGTTTTGAATGAAGCGAAAAGGGCGAACAGTAAAATTCCCATCTCGAAGGGTAAGAGAAATTTACAGGGTGGGATGAAGTAAAATATTGGTTAAATGTATATGAAAGTCATCATACCAATCAGTAATTCCGGAATTCTCAGTGCTCATGGTTACTCCGACGTGCGAGAAAAGAGTAAACTCGCGAGACACAGAGCTCTCGCGCGTGTGATTCGCGCAGGTGAACCACCACTCGGTCTCTTTCGACGTCTCAACGTATTGATGATCTTATTTAGACGCACCAATCCGAAATTGTCCAAAATTTTCAAGACGGATCGCGATTGGGTGAAGGAAAAATACATGTAAAAAAAATAAATTACAAAAAAACATAATCTTTTCTTGTAATTTATATGAATTATAAATCAAAAAATTTAGAATAAAGAGTATCCCTGTATGGCGTAACCCTCCGTACCTCCAGACTTTGGACCGAGGAGATCAAAACGACCCGTTGGCCATCCGTACCAGGATTTGGGGTAAATGCGAATAGCGGTGGTGTTCACGGGTGTGTTGAAGAGCGCCCAGGTCACTTGGTCCTTGTCACCAGTTCCCGAAAAAAGGAAGCCATCGTCGACGTCCGTCCATTGTTCCGATGAGTTCTTGTATTGAGCGGTGAACTCGGTGATCCATTGCCAGACCCACGATTTTTTAGGGTCGTTGGCATCACCCCGCCCCTGAATGGCCACACCCGTCACTTGCGTGGGTGCGTCCATATTCATTTCATACCACTGACCTTCGGGTTTACCGCCGTTTTTGATGTGCCACCCAGTGCCACCGTTGAGTACCCCATTTAAGGGATGCCACACAGAACCAGTTTCGTTATTATTCCACCACGAAGACGCGTTTCTCTTACCCGCGGGTATATTAAGAAGCTTGTGTCCCGAACCATCATCCGTGGAGTTGGTGATAAGACCCACGCGGAGAGACATGTGTTTATTCCAGGTTTGTGGGTAAATACGAATGTATCTGGCATTTACCGGGGTGGCGAACTTCACTTCGACGAGAGTATAGTGGTCGGTGTTACCAGTAAATATAGCACCACCGTCCACATCCTTCCAATCGTTACCTTCCCGATACTTCACTTTGAAGGTTTTCACGAATTGTGGACCCCACGATTGATCGGCACCGCTTTTTCTTCCCTTGATGGCGACACCAACAATCTTCGCGACTTTACCGTTATCCATTTGATACCACCTTCCAACCACAGAGACATCCGCCGCCCAGAGGTCTCCGTCGAGACGACCCTTATTGTGAGCTGTCATCGTCCCGCGTCCACCGCTATCCTTACCCCACGGACTCGTGGATGTTCGCATCTCTTGAGGAACATCGACCACGACTGGGGGTTTGGGGGGTGGTGCGGTCACAACCGTCGCGATTTGCGTGGGTTCAGGCTCTTCTTCTGGTTCGGACTTTGCGACCGCTTTCGTCGCCGCTTTCGCAGCTGCATCGGCCGCTGCCTTTTTTGCACGTCGTCGCCTGATGTATATGATCGCGGTAATCAGACACACAACGACACACAATATAAAGATAATGACAGTCTTGTTCATTTACAATAAAATTATATTTTTTTTTGATTTAAAGAAATTGGTGTATTATTTAGTTAATGGAATGTTGTGGTGTGTGTTGCGAACAACTGAATAAATCAAATCACAAAAAAGTAGAGTGTCCTTTTTGTGATTTAATATCATGTAAGACGTGTTCACAGAGGTACATTCTTTCTATCATAGATGATCCTCATTGCATGGGGTGTAAGCACGCGTGGAACCGAGAATTCGTCGATAGTTTCTGTACGAAAAAGTTTAGAAACACAAATTTACGAATCCACCGAGAAAATATACTATTTGAGCGAGAAAAGGCATTGATGCCACAGACACAACCAGAGGTTGAGCGAATACTTGAGTTGCGACGTCTTCGTGAGGAAGTGAAAAAAGAGAGAGAACACATGTTGCGTCTTTACGCGGCATCCACACTCGAATACGTGAAAAATCAAGATGAAATTCAAGAGGTCATAGAAAGAATGCACACCCTTCACGCACAAATAGAAACGCTGAGATATATGTCTTTAGATGATGTCGTCGTCGATGCACACGCGGCCACGCGAAAATGTCCATCTGAAGTGTGTAAGGGATTTCTCAGCGAAGAGTGGTTTTGTGGATTGTGCAAAACACAGTATTGTCGTGACTGTAACGAAATCACAAATGACAATCACATGTGTGATCCAAATGCAAAAGAAACCATGAAACTGATAAATAAGGATACGAAACCATGTCCATCGTGTGGGGTCATGATTCACAAAATAAACGGATGTTCGCAGATGTGGTGTCCATATTGTAAGGCTGTATATAACTATAACACGGGACAATTAGATCGTGGTAGGATTCATAATCCACACTACATAGAATTTACACGATCTAAAAATAGAGATAATTCAGATATTCCATGTGGTGGTTTACCATCATACAGAGAAATGCTAGATGCGGGTGCCGACGAATCTCTCGCAAATTTTACGTTCAGTATCGCTTGGTACGAACAAGACCTTCAAAATCACGAAAACTTGAGGCGGAATTTGATGGACACAAAAATGTTGCGAATTTTTTACATGCTCAACAAAATAGATGAATTGTATTTCAAACGCGAATTACAAAAATTAGACAAGAAGCGTGAGAAATTAGACGACACGTACAATATATTTAGAATGTACGTGGACACTTCGAGTGATTTACTCAGGCAATGTGTAATAAATCCTACTAAAATAAGTGAAATCAAAGATACGCTGTATCGTCTTACGAAATATGCAAATAGTGTGATCACATCCATACATAAGCGATATAATTGTGTGACACCTTACCACATTTATAAAAATGTAATCTACTAATAAGAGATGTCGTTATTGGTATTGTTGGCACTCATAATAGTCATAGTGTATTTCATACCGAAATACAGAAAGCCTCTCGTATTCAGTAACTTTCTGAGCCCAGAAGAATGTGAATACATTCGTCGAAAGGCTTCGAGTGAAATGAAACCATCCACCGTGTCGGAAAATAAAAATATAGACACAAACATTCGAAAGAGTGATACCGCGTGGTTAAGTCTCAATGATCCGGTCGTTCGTCGTGTGACCGAACGATGTATCGCGATGACCGACCGACCACTCGGTAATTGTGAAAAATTGCAGGTTCTTCGATACAGAGAAGGAGGGTTTTACCGACCACATTTAGACACAATTCGTGGTCATCAAAATAAAAGAATGTATACGTTCATACTCGCATTGAATGACGAGTATGAAGGTGGTTCAACGGCGTTTCCAAACATAAATAAGATCTATAAGCTCAAAAAGGGTGACGTTTTATTTTTTGATACACTCGATAATTACGAGATGGAAACGAGTAAAGCCCTCCATTCGGGTACGAAAGTCATATCCGGTGAAAAATGGATCGCCAATTTATGGATTCACAAGTACGACTTCACACCTGGAAATTAATGTTTCCCGGTTTTGACGATGCAACGTCTCGACCGCCATCTTATTTTCACCGTTGTATGGCACAGCGTACGCATTGTCACACATCCATTTATTCACATTTGTCCATTGACCATTTTCGCACACCCAAACTTCGGCCAATATACGCCCAAACTTTCCTCTTGAGTCTCTTTCTGGGCATCTGAGTTCGATTTCTATATCATCCTTCTCAGATTCGACGGCTTTGAGGCACCACTTCTTTAATTTTTCCTTTGAAAGAAGGCCAAATATCTTTTCCTGTTTATCGGATGTTCTTGATTCTGGAGTGTCTATACCCAACAAACGTACTCGTTGTCGAGTACAAACGTCGAATCCCAAATCCAGGGTCACATCGATTGTATCACCATCGACGACGCGTTCAAGTGAAGAAACTTTATAGATGAATTCGCAAATTGGTTGGGTATACGTAGTCATATACCATGACTGAGATTATTCACCCCATAGGTAACTCATCGACCTGGACGTGGATATGCGAATTTTATTGAATGGCCAATACCACTTCATTTTACATTAAGTATCTAAAATTTCTATGTCTTTTACACGAAACATTCGTTTCCGTTGTTTTTTGTCACATGAAAATTTCGTGGGTGTGTCTTTCGTGTAATCGTCAATGAACTTTTGAATTTCAGTCGTGTGTATATTAGATCTGTTCAAGAGTAAGAAACTCAAACCGACAGAACATAAATGGTATCGATTTTCATCCGGGATGATTTTCCATATACGACTACAATCTTTTTGAAAGAACATGTTCGGGAACATTTCTTCATCACCCCATTCAACGACAGATTCGTATTCGTCGTATGTCACTTTCACCATTTTTGCATTTGTGATGTCCAATTCTTTCTTTTTACCGCCGATGGCTTCTGCAAACTCCTTGTATTCCCCATCTTGAAGTTTATACTTTTCTTGGAGGCTGTCTAGCAAGCCAAGTAAGTGATGTCGATCCATTTTAAAAATACCACCAAAACCGAGACACTTAGGTGGTTAAAGGTTCTACACGACGCAATACTAATGGTAGACGTCGAATCACTCGCTCGAGAAATATATTCTCAACTGGGTCCGGGTTTCAGTGAGAGAGTATACCACAACGCGATGGAAGTTCTTCTGAGAAAACATAACGTGCAATACGAATCAGAACGAATCGTTCCGATATTGTTTGATGGACATACGATAGGGAATTTACGCGCCGACATCATCATAGATCGAAATTGCGTCCTCGAATTCAAAACGATAAAATGCCTTAACGACGCGGCGGAGTACCAGGCGCGTAACTATCTTCGTCTGACTCGTCTGTCGATTGCGTATCTGATAAACTTCGGGTATCAGGATCTGGAGATTCGTAAGATTGTAACAGAACCATCATTGGAAACAATTTAACGAGCATTTTATAATATCCATTCGTTTCCTTCTGGTATTCCACCATTTCAGTATCATTCATATTGAGAATTTCATGAGCTTTGTTTAAATGAAATTGTGCTTCCTTTAAACAAAAGTCTTTATGCGACATCTTATTTTTCTATGAAATCTAAACTCTAACCTATTTTTTGTTCTGTAAATTCAACCACGTTTTCTTATAATTTTCAAGTTGCTTCATGGTTGGACCTCTCGTCATAATGTAGTTCGTCGCGGCATTCTTGTATCTATTGATGAGCCCGTTTGGAATATTTTTCGTGTTCAATTGATTCTTGATGATCTTCTGTTCCAAATCACGCTCGCGTTCACGTTTCCACCGTTCAACCATACGTTTCTTCACGACGTCTACGTCGCGTTTGAACGGAATGCCACGCTTGTTACCGAGACGCCCCATGCCATCTAACTTTGTCTTCATCTGACGAACGTCATTCCGGAGTGGTGGCATCACATTCTTGTATCGCGCCATCCATCGCTTTCCATATAATCGGATGATATCGTTACGAACTGAGTTTTCATCGAGACCCCGTCGTTTCAACACCTTTTCACGTTCGACGTTACGTTTTTGTTGTATGATATTTTTGCGAGTGGGTTTCGGTGGTGGTGGTGTTTTGGGTTTTTTCGCCATGGTCGCGCGCGCGTTCCGCTCCTTTTCCATCTTCCGTGCGATGGACATTTTGTCGTTATTTGTCGTGACGTTGATTTTCATAATCTTTGCAAAACGAATGAGATCATTTTTCGTGTAAAATTTTGCCATCTTCTTACCGACGCGGAAGGATTCACCACTTCCCGTCATACGATACTCCTTTCCGTTATTTTTGAACGCCGCCACTTGTGCTTTTTCACCTCCCGCCTTTTTAATCATTTCACACAAAACATCCTTCTTCGTCGTCTTTTTGATGTTCACGATACCGAGACGCCTGGCTATGTCATACAGTTCCGATTGTGAGTATCGATCACACTTCTTAGTACCGATGCGGTCACCGTTTATAACCGGAAGCGCTGCGCCGCGAACCGCGATGGGCGTCACTCTCTTCTTTTTGGGAATTTTGTAACAACACGTGAATCCCTTTTTGTTTTTTCGTTCCTCGAATCCCGGCTTACAAGGCGGCTGTCTGTTCTTGGGGCACGATGATGAATTCTTCCGACGCATGTCAGTGATTCGTTCCCTCTTTATGGTTACGTGTCCATTATCATTGAGTTTATTCATGAGTTCAATACCCACCATATACGATTTAAGCACTGATGATGGATTTATCGCACCCGATATTTGAACGTTACCAGTCTTCGCTAATATGAACTTATGACGCTTGTATGTGATGTAGAGAAATGGTATCAATTCTGGGTCATACGTCGCCGCGTCAAACTCATACACACGCTGTTTCGCGGCAATCGCAGCCATATCAGTAAAGACACCATTAATTTTGAATTGTCCACTCAGATTATTATATTCAAATGGATTGTACAGGTATGGTTGTCGTTCGGTGTATGTATCCATGACATACTTTTGAACTGCTTCAGCTTGTCCTTCGATATCGGCCCCAACGAAACCACCCGAAAAGCGAATCTTTCCATTCTTATAAATGTTCACGGTCCACCCCTTCGTTTCGTAGCCATTAGACACGTCGATCGCTAATTGCACACTAAAGAAGTTTTCCTCGATGTTACCGGATGGTCCATCCTCGCGCGTGTGTGTGAATCCAATCTTGAAACGTCCGTATATACCCCTGAGCTCTTTCGTATCAACATAAAGACCATTTCCGATGTTCGTGTTACCGACGGGGGTTTTCTTCAGTATGTCTACTAAATTAAGTCGGTCAAACGGTTCGAGCATTCGATTCACCGTTGCGTTGAACATTCCCATGTTCAAACGACTCACGATGAGTTCTGGAACTCTGTTGTTATCATTGTTACTATTACTCACGTTTAAGAACTCGGAAAAATTAGAATTATTTACTATCTTTTTCTCGAGACGAACCGGTACGTGTTGTCGGCGCTCGAGCACTGTTCGTTCTGAGCCGTGCATCACGAGATTTTTGGGATTTTCTCTAGAGATCACCACATTTGAATTTTTCACAAATTCTTGGACAGACTGATGACTCATCTTACTATATTTGAGGTATTTTTTTCTTAATGATCATCTGAAAATTGAAGATTTTCTTCGACCACGTCGAGACCAAAGATGAATGGCTGCTTGGGATACATGCGCCCCTTATAGTTAACAGCCACTTCCCGTACTTCGATGTCTCGAGAACTGAACGGACCGGCATAGAAGTCAGAATTGAAACGCGGTCGACCCAAGTTGTTCGCTTGGCAATGCTGGTTGAACAACTGCACGAATACCTTCTGGGGAACGTAGAGATCGGATCCATAGACCAAATTCGTCGACTCGAGGAAGTTATGCAGTGTGCTCGCCACCATCGCGACTTGTTTCTGTATGGTTTTGAAATAGTCTGGCACTACATTCCAGATGTCCTTATTTCGGTATTTTTGTGCATAGTCAAGATAGGCACGAACACACTTTTGTAAAATGGCCGGGAGTTCCTTATCGAGCTTCTCGTCGAGTTGTGTGTCTGCATCCTTCACCTGCTTCCCAAAATTCCACGCTAAAATACGTCGCAGGACCGAACCCGAGTTATCCTTCCAATTCGGCACCTCATTACCACCGAGGACACCTGGCGTTTTCCACTCAACCGTCTTTGCGGTCTGACCCTTGATCGCCACCGAGACGTCTTCACCAGAGACCATCGACTGAAATTCAGCCTGTTCGAGCTGCATGTCACCCTTGATTTCTGGTGCGATGAACATTAATACATTGTAAATCGCAGACAGACCAAACTTTTTCTCTGAGTTATTACTCAGTGCCTTTACATCTTCTGGTTCGTAAAATTTTTTGAATACCTTCGTGATGAGTGTCGACTTCCCCGATCGTGCGATACCCTTGAAGAATGGAATGATTTGCCATCCATCCATCTCCCCAACATCGAAACACAAACGACCACCCATCACATAGACCCACTTAGACACTTCCGAGTCAAATCGTTGATAATCGAGAATTGATTGCATGTGCGGCGTGGGAATATCCCACCAGTCTTCGAGATGATCATAATCATCGAACTGTTTATCAAAAAACTTACAACTCACCTTCGTCGGATCGAGAGACTGGAATTCGCGACTTTCATACGGATAAAACTTACAGTCATACACACCCGTATCCGGAGACCAACGTTTACCGAAAAATACACCGTTACGGAACGACCACATGTGCCTATCCTTGATGATCTCAGGAAACTGTACATCTTCACAGTGTTTCAGATGTTCGATCACATTCCTGATGACAGATGGGTGACTCGTGAAGTTCTGCCATCGTCCAAAGTCATCCTCTTTGTCGACGATGCTGTACACAAACTTCGACACCGGCTTCACATTTCGCCAAGCTCGTGTATTGTGATCGTCAAATAGGATTTGTTCACAACAGTCTTCCTTGTACCGACGATATTTCTTATCATACAGAATATCCAGGGCACAAAGAATAGACTTCTGGAATGGGGTGGCTTCGTCAATCTTACTGTCATCCATACTTACACCTCTAAAGGTAGCAGGATCTGAATCAAAAATTTCGGGTTCGACCGTTGGGTTTTCTGCCCGTTCATACGCAATCTTGTGTGTATTGATATTGCGGAATGCATCCTTCACTTGTTCATTAACACGATTGATTCGACGTGAAATCTTCAGACCATCCCCATCCACACTCTCATCATCGGCGATGTTGAGAGCGCGGGCCCTGTGGAGAAGTTCTCCGAGGATTTTCTTAAACCTAGAACGTCTATCATCTATGGCTTTCATATCGTAATTAATGACTCGACCATCCTCGTCGATATCTTCCGGACTCATCAACTGTTTGTATCCAAGTGTCGACGAATCTTGTCCCATGCCTCGCTTGAGGCACCACTTGTCTTCCATGTAATCAATATAACGGCGTACTTCTTCTTCATTCAGAGACTGGACTCTACATCTCATGTGTTCCATTTCCGACTCGCACATGTCTGGATCTTTGTCGACATAGTGAGTGGAACCCTCCATATTACTTTTATAACATGAGATTCTTTCTTCTAACTATCTTTTTTTGTCATCTTTGCCAACATCTTAATCATGATTTTGTTATGCATTTCAAGTTGCGTCGCGATGCTTATCAGGGCGGAGCAAACGGTCTCCCCGTCGGGGGTCGCCAATAAATTTGTGATCAAAAGTCCAAGGTCACCTGTGAAATCTTCATCTTCATCTTCGTCGTCGTCGAACAAGTCTTCTCCCTCTTCGATAAATTCTTCCCTTTGATCATCTTCAAATTCTTCTTCCTCACTCTCAGGACGCTCTTCCGTGTTGGACATTTTACATGGACTGAGAAAAGACAATGGATATTTTGTCGCACCAACACTGGTGCGATTTCACCCAGAAAAAAAATCTTGGTATATAGTACAAACAACTCTCAACATGGCCGGTGGTCTCATGCAACTCGTCGCTTACGGTGCTCAAGACGTCTACTTGACGGGTAACCCGAAGGTTACCTTCTTCCAGGCCGTCTACAAGCGCCACACGAACTTCGCTATGGAAAACATTGAACAAACCGTCAACGGTACGGCGTCGAACAACGGCCGCGTGTCCGTGACGGTCGCCCGTAACGGTGACTTGATCGGCGACATGTACGTCGAACTCGTCTCTGCGTCTAACCTCGGCACCAAGGCCGGCGTTGCCGCGCTTGACTCCTGCTGGGTGGCGGAGCGTGCGATCAAGAACGTTGAACTCTCCATCGGTGGTCAGCGCATCGATAAGCACTACCAACTCTGGTGGCGCTTGTACTCCGAACTTTATTTGGACGAATCCAAGAAGGCGAACTACGGTAAAATGACGACCAACCCGGTTGCCACTTCGGCCGGTACGGTTTTCCTCCCGCTACTCTTCTTTTTCAACCGGAATCCGGGGTTGTATCTGCCCCTCATCGCGTTGCAGTATCACGAAGTCCGCATCGACTTCGACTTGAGCGCTGAATTCGCCACGTACACCGATGGCTCCACCTTCAAGGTCTGGGGTAACTACGTGTACTTGGATACCGAAGAACGCCGACGCTTCGCGCAAAAGGGTCATGAATACCTGATCGAGCAAGTGCAACACACTGGCACGGACACGGTCACGGCCGGTTCCACCAAGCAAGTTCGCTTGTCCTACAACCACCCGATCAAGGAATTGGTGTGGGCCTTCAACAACGGTACCTCCTCCAACGCCCAATTGTGGAACTTCACGTCCAACGCGGCGACGGCTGGTGCGGTTGTGCTCCAAGCCGATCCGAGCGCGATCTCCGCTTCCAACTGCTACATCCCGGTGACTCAAGGTACCGGTGCTCCGCTCCTCGCGGTCGGTGCCGATGGCTCCGCGAAGCAGTGGTCCGAAGAAGGCGCCGCGGCGACCGAATCTGCCGGTCCGCTCGACACGTTCAAGTTGGTCCTCAACGGCCAAGACCGCTTCAAGGAACAAAAGGGCAAGTACTTCAACCAAGTCCAAGCCTTCCAACACCACTCCGGTTGCCCGGTTCCGGGTATCTACTCGTACTCCTTCGCGCTCAAGCCGGAAGAACACCAACCGACCGGTACGTGCAACTTCTCTCGCATTGATAACGCTCAAGTCGCGGTGACGATGAAGGCCGGTGTTTCCGATTCGCAAGTCATGCACATGTTCGCGACGAACTACAACGTCCTCCGCATCCAATCCGGTATGGGCGGTCTCGCGTTCTCTAACTAGGCTAATTATCGCTTAATATATATAAAAAAATAATTTTTATAATACCTAAATATTATAAAAATTAATCTGATAAAATTTTAATCTAAGCTAATCGTATAAAATTATGCAACTCGAAAAGAAACGCCGGCATCCGGTTATTTACGCGCCGATGGCGATTATTTTGGCGGCTTTAATGTTTGTGATTTACGCGATTTATCGTTCGTAATCTGGAAGTCTTCACAGTCATAACAATACCCATCATCGGAAACATAATCATCTATTTTACTACATAACAGACAATCATAAGTGGCTATGTCATCTAAAATACAGGGTGCATGCGTATCGTCATCTAGTTGCCACACGATGTGACTATATATGATATCACTCATCTCCTCAGGAGACAGTGAATGATATAAAGTCTCCCATAGATTCGTTTTTATAAACGATTGAAACATTGCGTTCACGCTGTACACGACCGTGTCCCATGCGATCTCTTGAGCCCATTTTACATTCTTCGTGAGTTCTGTGAGTCGTTTTTCGATGCACAGTGCAATCCTCATCTCCTGTCTCGATGTGAGTCCTTGCCAGATCATGTGATGACGTTCGAATGCATCGTCTTCTATGCACTCTTTTATGACTGATCGTAATTCGTCGTACATGTCATTCTTGAATCTCGTCCATTCCCGTGGATTCTTAAACTTCACACGAGGTTTTTCGAGTTCCAATATGCGTTTTTGTTTTTCAAGGATGTCACGATCATACAACACCTTTGAACACAACGCGAGACGCTCCATTTATCAGGATGAGCTTAAAATTTTTATATTCATTTATGTAAATGGGCATCAAAGTCACCGACGAACTTGTACTAGACAACGGTCTCAGTGTGAATGAATATTACATCTCTTTGGGTGAAAATGAAACGCGTATTCAAAAGCGTGGCGATACATACGTGATCGACGGATTCTTCGGATTTTGGATTACAAAAGAAGCGCGCGATGGTGATGCGCGACCGATCGGTCAAAAGCTCGTGCGCGTCGAACAGTCTGATGTCCCGACGGGTAACATTTACGATCTCTTGTATACAAAGTTAAAAGAAGGATACGTATATGTACAAGACGTACAATGATTGAGATATACACAGATGGGAGCTGTTTAGGAAATCCAGGGGTCGGTGGTTGGGGTGTCATATGTTCCGAGTTCCGTATGAGTGGTGGTATTCCACACACCACGAATAATGCGATGGAAATGACCGCCGTCGTCAAAGCTCTGGAAATGTGTCTAGAACGGGGTATCCTTGACATAAAACTGATCACAGACAGTAATTATGTCAAGAATGGAATCACGGCATGGATTCGTAATTGGAAAAGAAACGGATGGAAAACCGCGTCGGGTGGAGATGTGAAGAATAAGGAATTATGGATGCAGATCGACACACTCTCAAGTGAGATGCGTTCGGTGGAGTGGTCATGGGTCAAGGCACACAATGGACACCCAATGAACGAGGCAGTCGATGATCTGGCGAGATCCGAGGCCACACGATTAAAATCCACGTGTAATTTAAAATGAACGCTGGTATACTGATCATTGTATGTTGCATGTCATCGTTCGCTGTGATGTTTTCACAGTATAAGTTGTGTGGACCGATGGTGATGACATTTGGTCCACCAAAAAAGGACGCTAAGCCAACAAATAATACGTGTAGAAATATTCACGGTATTATCAGTTGCACTCTCTGTTTGTTGACATTCATCGGTATGTTTCTCGTATAAAATATTTACCTTATGTAATGGAAGGTCATTCCGAAGCCGATCACTGGACCCAAAAACACGTAGACCTTCTCAGTTCCTGGGCGGAACGCGCCGCGGGATATAGATGGTTACATAACCATTCCAGGCTGCATTATAAAAGACAAAATGACTACCTTTCATATCCGAGTATCGTCATCGCGAGCATAACGGGTGTGGGTGGATTCGCAGTACTCAACCCAAGTGGCAATGAAAACATATCGTCAGAAACGCGTTCAAAAATAACAATCATTCAATATTTTTTTGCGTTTTTGAACGTTCTCGGTGGTATACTCACATCAATTTCTAAATTCAGTCAAAGTTCGAGCCTCGCCGAAGCACATTCTGCGATGTGTATACAATATTCAAAGTTTTATAGGAATATACAGATGGAATTGTCTCTTGAGACAAAAGACCGAACGTGTGTCGTCGAATTCATGAAGAAGTGCCGAGAAGAGTTTGATCGTCTTCTTGTAGACGCCCCGGACATTCCCGCCGTGTCCATTCGGGGATTTAATATCGAATTTCCAGATAAAGTCAATAAACCCGATGTGTGTAATGGACTGAGCATCATCGTGAGTGATGAGACGTCATCGACACTCGGTCGACAACGTGCCATTACGCGGTGGTTGGGCGCACTCACGGCTGTCAAACGGAAGAGTCGAGACATCGACGATCTGTCCCGAATGGAATCCCTCTAGGTGTTATAGAAACATCTCTCTTCACCGATCAACTTACAAAGGAGACTACTTTCCCTGTTTTGTAAGTATGGTGTCATGTGATGATTGATAACGTATGAAAATATGAGTGACAATTTTCGATAGAGTGTGTTGATCGTGTGATTCGAACAATCGCCACGCTTCACCTTTTTGATTCCCTGGAGATGCTTCAACTTTGGTAAGTCACTCACGTGTGCAATCTTATACTGCACAGCTCGTCGTGGTTTCTTTTCGGGGTTCAGCGATCCCGCGTGCACGACGTCACAATTGAACAATACGGAATTCGCGTCCACGATGACAGGTCTTGAAAATACGAACGGTGTTGTCTTGTGACTTCCCGGGCACACGGTGAGCGCCGGACCCATGTAATCGTATGTGATGAACGTGTAGACTGGATGTTTCGTCTTGAAAATATATTGACTCGAAGTCACGTCTCTGTGAAACGTCGAGAGTGTGCATCCCTCGATTGAGTACGTATAATCCAGAAACACATATCCACTGGGAAGTCGTCTGAGTACTTCCTTCTTCGACGGGTTCTCTAGGATGATGAATCCATCTTTTTGAAGTGTTGGAATGTATGACACCGATGCATACTGTTCGATTGTATACAAGAACAAAACGATAATTAAAAGTAAGACTATCATGTATTATAAATGAACATTGGAATTTTATCTGCTGGTGGTGTGTGTCCCGGGGTGAACACGGTAATTCGATCGATCACTCTTCATGAAAAGAGGCAAGGAAATCGTGTATACGGTTTCAACGAAGGTTTTCGTGGTGTGAATTACAACATGAAATCTCGCATCAACACTGACGATCTAAATGAAGGTGCCGGAACCATTCTTCGAACATCGTATGACGGTGTGATCATCGACAACGCCACGAAATATCTTGATGGATTCGATCGGTTGTATTGCATATGTGGAAATGGGTCGATGAAAGATGCGGCCAATATGAGTCAACATCCACACATTCACACGAATATCATCGGTATCGCAAAGTCTATATACGACGACATTCCAAAGATTGAATCTCTTGGGTTTCAAACTGCAGTTCAAGAAATTGCGAGATATATCGATTGTGTGTACACGGAGTCGTCCAGTACAAACAGTGTGGTCTTTTTGGAAACACCAGAAAAGGAATCTGGTAAACTTGCGATGTATTCGTCACTTGCACGTCTCTCGAAAGTTGATGTCGTGATGACGCCCGAAGCGATGAATAATGATTTCGATTTTGAAATTCGAAACAAGTTTTTGTCACAGGGACACGTCGTGGTCGTCGTTTCTCAAGCGTGTGATTATGAAAGTATAGTGAAAGGCCTCGATATGGAAACAAAGATTTTGAAGCCGAGTTATCTAATTCGCGATCGAGAGCCGTGTGTCTACGATAACATATTGGCGAATCGAATGGCAAACGAAGCGTTCATACACGCACAGACTGAACGTGATTTCATCAAAGGGGCCACAGGCATCGTGTCCTTCAAAGATTATCTCGAGATAGTGTAAGACATGGAGGCACTCACATTCGCGGGCCTGGCCACCGGTGCGCGTTTATTTTTCAATACATTCGAAGGATTTACGTTTCGATATTGGGGTGATTTTGAATTTTTTGTATTTTTAACTATAGTCAACGCTATTTATTTGAAATTACCTATGATGGGTTCGCTTAAATTATATACAATCGCTTTCGTCGCACGGGAAGTTGTGCGTCGTCTCAGTCCGACGAAAGTGGAAGACGTTCCAGAAGAAAAAAGGCCAAAAGACGTCGTCATCACATTTAAGCGATGCACGAAGTGCTCTAATCTATACGATGCGACACAACTCATATCGTTCGTCATTTTTTCATATTTACTCGTAGCGTATAAAGATACGCTAGTGCGAGCATTGCGATGAGCATTTCAAACATAAAATATTTATAATACTCTTTGATCCTCTGTGACGCGTTGCATTCGAATGGTGTGGGTGCTATAGCGAGCTCTTTGAAAAGTCCTCGGAGATCCACACACCCCGGTGCGGACAAAATACATGGTTGTGTATTTCTGTATTTAAACACTCCATTCTCAACATGAGTACCACCCAGGTTTAGAATGTTACAAAACACTTCTCGATTCGTATCGATCTTTATCATGGGATCTTTATGTATAAACTTATTGACGACGATTTGATCGTTATATTTTTCAGTGTCATTGAGTATTCGACGAATCACTTCTTTCATTTTGAATGCATAGCCCATGAACATACCGGCGTTTGCCTTTTCACCGTAAAAACCAAGTTTCCATTGCACGTATGATTGGAACATGTTTCCATTATCTGCCGTCATCGAAAAGAGTGCATCACATTTTTGTGCCTTGAAGCGTTCCATGATGATAGTCATTGGACATAGAACAACGGTATCAAATCCATCGACGTTTATGACGATATCGGAATCATCCAGAGTTTCGAGAAATTCAAGAAGATCTCTGTGTCTCTTCACGTAACCTTCCCATCGCTGACCAAAACCTCGTACCTCAGGATCTATGTTCAGTTGTCTGCACGAATCTAAAAGACTACCAAAATACCTCTCGTTATGTGTAACGTACGTGTACAAGTGTCCCGTCATTTAATAGTCTTTTAGAAAATAATATTTACATAAAGTATATGTCGGCATTTAATAACCCCCTCGTACTCATGATTCTGTTGCTATCTTCTATGATTGGTCTGGGTATGCATTACAAGTTTGACTACATTCCCAGAGTCAACGCGGTGATTAATACTTCATCAGTGTACGGTATATTGATAATGTTGCATTCTCTTTTTGGTGCGTCGGGCATCGTCGAACGTCCAAAGCGTATTCGGAAATTTACAGAAAATACATTCGTGCGTGCGTTTACGCTGTGGCTCGTGTCTTATGCCTCCACGCGTGACATAGAAGATAGTATTTTCGTGATGGTAATTATTCTCACATTGACACAGTTTTTACGAACGAATGATGAGCGACAACGCCATCCATATATTTTGTAATCAGTATCCGGGGATGAGCACACGACTCTTTTTAAGATGGGGATATTGCTTTGAAAAGAAATCGTCATTTCCATGTCTACTGTGACCGATCGTACTTCTGTGTGTTCTGTCTATGATCATGCAATGTCTCAGATCCTTATAGTAAATACGCGCGCCCTTTGCTATGAGATCTTCATGCTTCATGTCCACGTGATTATTCATCGGTAAAAATTCATCGAGATATTTTTGCACGTTTGGTACGTGCACGAGATAGCATTTCGTACTCGAAATCCATCGTACCTTTTCGAGATCGCCCTCCTTCGATTCGGGAAGTCTCGAGAGACAATGAAAGAAACACATTTCAAAGTCATCTCCCTTTTCGTCGATAACTTTTTGTATCTCTTCGTATACGCGCTTACTCTTGATGATGACGTTGTCCTCAAAAATCACGGCATATTTAAGACCCTGACTCGCCGCGCGTCGATGAAATTCGAGGTGCCCCATGTAACATCCAATGGCCCCCAAATTGAAATACGTAATATCTGGTCGAAGCATGCGCGGATTAAAATATAACTTCATCGCCTTTTTATAATAGTCATCGTCGATGAGTTTTTTAAACTTTTGTGCCACGATGGGCTTTCTGGTGTCTTCGCTATAGATGATTTCGAGGGGAATTCGTGTATCATACGATTCTAAAAAGCTGTCATGACGCTCTTTCGAATTCCTGGTCGTGAGTAAAAACGACTTGAATGTGATTTTCTTCTGTCTGGTTTCCCAAAGAATAATCACGGCGATCACAAATAAAATAAGAAGTGCGTAATACATCCTACTTAAACGTAAGAATTTATTTATCTGTAAGTATGAATACCTGGATCGATGTGGCGGGTCTTTTAAGTTCTATTTTAATATGTCTTATGTTTGTACCCGAGGTGATGCATGTGTACAAAAATAAGGATGCAAAAGCTATAAACTACGCGTTTTTACATTTAAATCTCATCGCGAGTATGTTAGCATTAATCTATTCCATACATTATAACATCATTCCGATGACGATCACGAACATTTCTGCTGGAATTTTTTCATTGATACTTTACCACTTTAAATATGTAAACGAGCTTAAAGATAAACAACAAGTAGATGATATAGCTTCTATAGTGTAGTGGTCATCACCTTGGACTTTGAATCCAATGACCCTGGTTCAAATCCAGGTGGAAGCTCCCCAGCCTTAGCTCAGTTGGAAGAGCAGCGGATTGTAGTTTGTATAACTATTCACTAATCGCGCAAAGCTCCGCCCGTCACAGGTTCGATTCCTGTAGGCTGGACTTAATCCTCTGTCATATAATGGTTATTATACCCGGCTGTTAACCGGGTCATCTGAGTTCGATTCTCAGCGGAGGAGTCACACTTTACGTGAGTGGGAGCCCTATTAACTCAGTTGGTTAGAGTGTAGTGCTTATACATCATGTATAGTGAGTGGGGTCATACCCAATGAAGGCACGCTAAAGTCATGGGTTCGAGTCCCATATAGGGCATTTTTACAACTCTTTATTCAGATTTGTAAAATTGCTTATTTTCTTTGATATTGATAGACGTGCTCGACGATCACAGTGGATCCGAGAACGGTTAGAATAGGATTGTTATATGTAATGCCATAATAGACCACTATGAATCCCCAAAGGAATGCCAAATAATCCGTGACCGGAGAGGCCATGTAACTACAATTCGCGTTCGTAGGAATCGAACGCTCCATGATCTCGTAAAACAGTGTCCCGAGTATGATGGAGAGCCCAATGGCGTATGCATGGATCATTTATTATAATCAAACATTTTCGATGGCATGTTGTCCAAAATAGTTGCGCTGTGCCATTAAAAGGTTCATTGATGTTCTGCGCTGGTGGATGAAATCGTAGTGGGACACCGCAGCCTGAATGGCCGGACAGGGAATTCTGGATCGAACGCAGTGCATCACAAATGTTCTCGCACCGATGATGGTTTCATCCATAACCGCGAGATAATCACCCGATATAAGTGGACACTCGATCAGCGTTGCTTTTGACCACGCTTTCATGACCTTCTTTCTCTTGATATTGCGCGTGCTGACCAATTCGTATCCCTCGGAGATTGACATCGCGAACACGAAGCGTAATGCGTCCAGTGCGATGTCAGCACTCAAAAATAAATTTTGACTCTGATGCGTTTCGAGTGATTTCGCGTAGCGACTCGTCGTTCTCGCTTGCACGGCCGCCGTAATCGTCGGTGTCGGTACACCGTACTCCAGGCCAAGTTGTGCGCACCAGAGTCCGGTATTGTTCATCGACGCCACGTCAGAGATTTCATGGATCATGTAATCCGTGAGCACATTAAGTGACGATCGCAAGAGATATCCGTCGATATCGGTATCTTTGGCGAGTTCGACGATGTCTCGCATTTCCTTTTGATCTTGATTGCAATATGAAAAAACATCCGATAATCCCTGAAGCATTCCATATTCGATACCGTTGTGTACCATTTTCGTAAAGTGTCCAGAATCATAATTCTGATCCACGTACACCACATTGTCACAAAAAGAGTCAAATAGTTCACGGTGTTGATTAAATACATCTTTTTTACCACCAATCATCAAGGCTGGACCACACAGCGCACCGCGAGACATACCAACACCGAGATATTCCAAATGTCTCGAATTGCAAAAGTTTCCACGCACACGCGACGAATTGTAAAATTCATTCGAACAATCGATGATCGTGTCACCAGGTTGCATCACCTTCGTCAGAAGGGACACGACTCCATCCGTGACGTCACCATGTGGAAGCATCGTGATGATGCTTCGCGGTTTATTCATCTTAGATACCATCTCTACCACAGAATCGTGCCCAATAATTCTCGGGCTCGTTCGCGCGATCGCGGCTGTTTTATCTTTTGAACGGTTACACACGTGAAGATCATTCGTTCGCTGGATATTGAGTGCGAGATTATATCCCATCGCACCGAGACCAATAAGTCCAGTCGACATATATCTAGATATCGATTGAAAACTTTATATCAGGTGATAATCTCGACTTAAATTTTCTTTGGGTATATTAAATGTCAATAGAAACTCCGGATGGTGTTCTCGACGTGACGAACGCTACCTTGAGAGTTCCTCAAATTGAGGTTCAGGGGGTGAATGTCACGACGTCTCTGTCTACGTTGAGTAATGTCGGTGTGGGTACGGATGCGCCGAGCGATCGGCTTCACGTGTACGGCCCAGACGCCGGTGTCGTTCTTCAATCGACATCCAATTTAGCAAAATTAGAAATCGGTGGCCCGTCGGGTGTCACCATGGATATGAAAGGACCGTTTTCTGATGATTACGATCTCAGAATTCAAACGTCTGGTGCCGGGGGTGTCATCGCGACATCTGGTAACGTGAACCATATCAACCTCGGGTCGACTGGTGGGTACACTGGTTTCGGTACTTCTTCTCCGCAATATAAGGTGGACATTCAAGGTACGAAGGGTGTCGATGCGGCTGCGAATCCCATCACACACAATTCGGTGCTCTTGTACGACGACCAAGTATCGACGACGACGTTCAGTGGAACGGTCGGCGGAACTGCATCTCGAAGCACGTCGAGTAATTATATTGAACTGACCGCGACGTCTACGAACACGGCCGGCTACGCGTACTGGCCACTTCAAATGCCAAACTCGTGGACGATGGAATTCGATCACTATAAGGGTGGTGGTGATGGTGGTGAAAGCCTCTCGTTTTGCTTTTTCAATACCAGCGCTCCCACGACCGTGGGTAATCACGGTGGATACCGACTCGCCATCTCCGAATTCTACGGGGGTAGTCCGGCGAATAAGGCGGTGCTGTATTATCAAGGTTCCGAGGTCGCGAATGCGACCATTTCTGTCATTCCAGATGCGTCGTGGAACAAGGTGGTCATTAACTTCAATCGTGGCTACATCACATTGAGCATGAATGGTAAGCTTGAATTTTCGTATCAAATCACTGAAAACACAGATTCCTACATCGGACGATACTCCGGTTTCCTCGGTGTCACCGGTATTCGTACCAACTATCACCGAGTTCGCAAGATCAGGGGAACGAGTGGTATCACGTGGATTTCAAACGCCTCGACGATCTCGCACCTCAATGGGAACGTCGGCATCGGAACGATCATTCCACAAGAACAATTACACGTGGCATCGAATGTGAAGGCGACACACTTCATCGGGGATGGTGGTTTGCTTTCGAACATCGCGACGACGCTCGAGTCGATCGTCAATCAAGGCAACTCGACGTCGAATACCATGCTATTCACGAATGTGGATACCTCAATTCTCGCGAGTGGAAATATCGTGGCTGATACGGGTGCGTACTTTGTGGGTGACGGTTCTCAACTCACAAACATTCCGACCGATTTTGAATCGATCATCATCAACGGGAACGCGACGTCGAATATCGTGTACTTTAACGCAACACCAACTGCACTCGAAGCGAGTGGAAACATCGTCGCGACGGCCGGTGCACACTTCGTCGGGGACGGGGGTCTTCTCTCAAACATCGCGACGACACTCGAGTCGATCGTGAATCAAGGAAACACGACGTCGAACACGGTGCAATTCACAAACGTGGATACAGCGTTCGTCACGTCTTCGAATGTCGGGATCGCCAATACGGCGCCGACAAACAATTTGGATATCGGTTCTAATTTGAGCGTTCTCGACACGGGATCAAACGTTTTGACGGTGCGTGGAAACGTCTCGGCGAATACCATCACCATCGGTAACTTTGAAGTGGTCGCCTCGTACGGTCTCAATCACGTGACCGCGGAGAACAATCAAACCGGGGACACACTCGTCTTGACGAACGCGTCGAAGGCGATCGATGCGGCCTCGAACATTGAATTGGGTGGAACGTTGAAATTCGACTCGAACGTCGTGATCACGGGTGGTGG